CGAAGCCAAGTAATGGACGTCGAAGGGTATGAAAGGCGTTTACGCATAAGAGTCGGAGAAGGGGAATATGAAAGACATAAAGAACTTGTCCGGCTTCTTGCCCGCAATCTCGCGCTTGAAGACTTGCTTTGGGAAGAAATTCTTGTATGTATTCGGGATGTTAACGCGAGAACAGAGTTATTGCGACAAAGAAACCAGATTGTACGGGATATTCATACTGAGTTCCGTGCTCTTAATATAGAAGTCCCAACTGTTGTAGAGAAGAACAGTGAGGGTTTCAGTAAAATTCTAGAGGATTTAATAGATGACAGCAGTGAAGAAAGAAAACCAGATGAAGTCCGCGATTAGCGGCTTAGCTGCTCACGACTCTAGAAAACTTGAAAAGATTTTTAACATATGTAGAGAAGATGAAAAGAAGATGACTCTTCTTTGTAGAGCGTTTTGTGAAGCTTATCTTATAGATAACAAACAAAGACCTCTTAGACTTAGACCACTACAAGAACAAATAGTAGTAAAAACGTTAACATATCCTAATGGAGACGCTGGTAAGCATCGTAAACTTGCTATTTTGGCTCCACGAGGCAGTGGCAAATCATTTGCGCTCTCGGTAGCTGTATGTATCTACATGTTTTTTAATAGATTTAGAGATTTAATATTTATTTTGGCTCCAACTGAGGACCAAGCTTCACTTATATTTAATTATTGTTATAGGCATTTTGCAGATAATGCTTTTTTAGATGGCTTAGTTAAGAATTACAGGTTTCATAACAAACCTAATATCACAATGAAGGGAGGAACAGTACTACGTAGAGCCCCATTAGCTCCATCTAATCAGGGTCAAGCTATACGTGGACAACATCCTACATTTTGTATTGTAGACGAAAGTCCACTTATTGATGATAAATTGTTCATAGATAACGTAGAACCAGCAATTGTTTCTAATAAAGCTCCATTTATTAATCTTGGTACCCCAAAATCTAAAGATAATCACATGTGGCGCTATCTTTATGATGATAGATATAGCGATACCTTCGAAAGGATGGTATTTACATGGAGAGATGCTGTAAATCCCGGTAGAGCTTACTCTGCACCATATACAGATGATGATATGGCTGAAAAGATGCGAGAATGGGGTGAAGACTCAATTTATTGGAAAACAGAGTACGAATGTCAATTTGTAGAGTCTGTTGCTAATATTTTTAATCCAGAACTAGTAAAAGCGTGTCTTATAGAAGGAATGGTGATGCAACTACCCGGAAACTATCCGAATTGTGTGGTTGGAGTAGATATTGGTAAATCTGTCAATAGTACTGTGATAAGTGTATGGTCTACTGCTAAAACTGCTACTGAAAATGTAGCAACACTTATTTATCTAGAAGAAATAGGTCCAAAAACAGGAGGACATGATATTCCATATCAAAGAAAAAGAATTATGGCTATATCTAAAGATTATGGCGCTGATAAACTGATAATTGATGCAACAGGTATGGGAGGTGCTATAGAACAGGATTTAAGATTAGCATGTATAGAATTACAAATACAATTTATACCATTCGTGTTTACAGGAGGTCCTAAAGGGACAAAAACTCAAATTTATCGTGATTATGTGTCGTATATACAACAAAATCTAGTAAAAGTACCACATCCTGATGGTTTAGAACCTAATCAGGCCAAATTAGTAAACAAATGGTTGAGAGAACACATAGATTTAGAATATACAATGGATGCAGCTAATAAAACAGAAAAGATAGCAGCACCTAGTGGAAAACATGATGATTATTGTGATAGTAGTGCTATAGCATTACACGCATCACTACAAATGTTACCCTCTACAGGTACCTTTGCTAGCATATCTCTTAAACAAGGTGGTACTAGTAGACGCGCCGCCAAAAGAAATCCTATTTTTACTACGGCAAAACGTTCACAATCCTTAAATAAGGGTGGTTTAAGAGGTATATAAGTAGATTTCGGCGAAAGCTTTATATACTATATCGTACTATATTGGAATGATAGCCATGGCTCTTAGCGATTATTGGCCTTTTAATAGGCGTAGTTTTGCAACCGTTGGGGAAAATCCTCCCTACACAAAAGATGCACCTAGAAGTTACGGTTCTGGAATTATCAAAAGATTAAAATTACAGAACACAGGTAGTGTCTTCGGTAGAAAAGAAGCTAATAAAGAGCCACAGATAGGTGATTATAAAACTTATATGAATGTTTATTTAACAGACCCTATAGTTAGAACACTTATTGACCTTCCTTGTATGTATGCAGCTAAAGATGGATATGATATAGTTACAGACAACGATGAAGATAGAGAAAATATACATGCATTGTTTGATGAGATTAACATGGAACAGTTATTATATACATGGCTAAGGAATGGAAGAATATTTGGGACTTCTTATATGGAATGGACTGGTGACAACCTTGTAATGAGGTCATCACAGAATATGTACATACAAAGAGACCCAAGTGGACAGATAATGTATTATTATCAAGACATAGGAGACGATAAAGACTCCGTACGTTTTGAAGAGAATGAATTAATTTGTTACCGTAATAATCCTTTTGATGACTATGCGTATGGTTTGAGTGATATACACCCTATACTATACTTAATAGATTTAAAAGATTACGCAGAAAGGGATATAGGTGCTGCACTAAACAAATATGCTACAAGTAGATTTGATATTAGCGCAGGTTTACCAGATATGCCTTATGGTCCAGATAAAATAAATGAGATTGTAGATGCATTTAATGGTTTGGAACCCGGTGAAGATATTATACACGGTAATGATATAGTAGTCAAAGAACTACAAGGAACTCAAAGAGCTTTCGAGTATGGTAAATATACAGATGATATATTAAAGAAAATACACGTGGCACTGAAAGTCCCTATAACTATGTTTGATAAACCTGAACAAGCAAGAGCAATCTTTGAACCATACGTTAGACATTTGCAATCTGCGGTTGAAGCTGCTATAAACGCACAATTAATGCCACAGTTGTTAGGTGGAGATGCAAGGTTTAAGTTTAGACAGGTTAATGTAGATGACGCATTCATCAAAGCGAAGACTGATATGATTTACTTATCTGAAGGTGTACTATCACCCGGAGAAGTGAGGTCAGAAAGAGGATTGAATCCAGAGGGAGCGGTAGAAATGCAAGAAACAGCAGAGAACGCTAATATATCTGGAGGAAGAGACCAAGATAAAAAAGAAGAGTCCGCAAGGACAGAAAACCGCGCTGGTAACGAACCAGCTGCAAATCCAACGGGGGATAGAGAAGAATGAGCACAGAGTACGACTATGAGCGTTGTATAATAGAAGTTGGCCCAACTTTAAAGAAAAGAGGAGTTGAGGACCACCAAGAGATTGCGGCAAATATGTGTCGCATGAGGGTAGAGCAGGAAACTGACCGTAAGTTTGCTGTGAATGCCGGGGGCGGAGAGGAGAACCAACGCAGTTTTGCTGCGACTTTGGATAAACCTGTTCATACGGATGATAATATAGAGTTTCCAGTAATCGCTATAACGTCAGGCCCCCACGACGAAGATGGCGACCAAAAGGTCACTATAGAACCATCCGTATTAGAAAAAAGTGTTGAGACTTTCACTGAATTGCCAGTTTACTATAATCATCAACGAACCGAGGACGACCTTCTCGGAAAGGCTATCAACCCAGAAATCGTAGAGCTAGAAGATGGTAAAAAGGCAATTAAGATGCTTGCACAACTATATAGAGGTGCAGCAGAAAGTAATGGAGTGCTAGAAAAGATTGAAAACGGAGATATGACGCATGTCTCTATCGATTGGTTTTCTAAAGACGTCGATGTCTTAGGAGAACCGTTTGCAATGGACATCCGTCCTATCGAGGTGAGTTTTATTGATAATGAGACTCGAACACCCGTCTGTGACGCATGTACAATAGAAAAGGAATGTGATAGTCACCGTGAATTCGGTGATGAACATGGTGATTGTGGCTGTGGTGGTCACGATGATACATCATGTGCCTGTGACACACACGGGCGAAACAGCGAGGTACAAAACATGGCTGAAGAACAACAAAAAGATGTCTCTGATGCAGTTGGAATCACCGAGCGTGAATTCGCTTCGATGAAATCTCAACTAGAAGAGATGAAAGAAACTTATGCTGAGTTAAACACCAAGCACGAAGAGGCAATGGCTCTCGTATCAAAATTCCAAGAAGAAAAAGAAGCAAGAGAAGCAGCAGAAGCTGAAGCTCGTGTTAACAATTTCGTAACTGGCATCCTAGAAAAGGAAGTCGCACTTGGAAAACTCGATGACGATGGGAAAGATGCACGTGCAGAGGAACTCAAAGCATGGGACGACATAAAGCTAGAAGGATTTAGCATCGCTATGGATTCTATGCCACTTCCAGTAGAGGCCGAAAGGACCTTTGGAAAAGGCAAGTCTCCAGATGCTGAAGAGACCCCAGAAGTAGAAGCTGACGAAACTCCACGCATGTTTGCGATGGAAAACGGCAGAATCGTATTCAAGAGGGAAGAAAACTAAGGTGAATAAAATATGGCAATAGTAAAAACAGTATTAGTAAATGATGGTGGAGCTCCGTCTCGAATCGTCAATTTTACAGCTGGAGAAGCTCTAGAAGCTGGTGAAGCATTGAAAGTTCACACTGACGGTACAGCAAAGTTGGCAACAGCCAGCGAAGCACCTGTATTAGGTTTTGCATTAACCGATACCGCAAACGGAGATGTCGCATCTGTCGTTATTGGTAGAGGAATTATAATCAACGCTATTACAGATGCAGTTACCGCTGGTGACCTACTTTCAGTAGATGGCGCTAAACCCGGTTTCCTAGAAACTAAAAACGCTTACTCAGCTGACTCAGAAGAAGATGTGGTTATAGCAATCGCATTGGAAACAAACGCAACAACAGACTCTATGACAAAGGTCATGGTGCTCTAAGGAGATAAGATAATATGGTAGCAGCAGGAACAAATCCCGGTATAGCAGACAGCTCATTGAGCTCAACCGCTAACAGGGTATTAGTAGACTACAAAGACGCAATTCAGGATTACAAAGTCACTGAAATGCCTGTAGTTAATATGTTTGCAGAGCGATTTACCACAGACACTGGTGGAGATGTAGATATTACATTTGCAAAACCATCCATGGGTCTTGAACAAATTGAAGAAGGAGCTACTCCAGCTTTCCAACACACTGACTTGAGAAACGAACGTGTATCAGTCAAAGAGTATGGAATTGCAGTTGGTGTAACCCGAAGAATGATTGAAGATTCAAGATTCTCTGAAATGGAACTCGCTTTGAACGAAGCCCGAAGAGCCGTCCAAAGACACATTATAAAACACTTCATTTATGCAGTGTTTGGTCTAGCAGACACAACTTTCGGAACAGTAGCAGTAGCAACAGGAACCAATGAAACAGATATTGAAACATTCGCATCCTACCCATACGGTGGATTCTTTGGAGCAAGTCCTTCATCTGGTAACAGATTAAACGAATACGGTGGATACTCACTAAGTGACTTAAACTCACTAGGTACCCACTACTTCGCATCTACTGATGCAAGCAGTTCTGAATCATCTACGGGTGGTAACTTAGAGTTAACCGATATAACCAAAGCTATTGAGTTAATGAGTGCAAAAGGACAAAACCCAGATACTATCTTGGTTTCACCAACTCACTACAAAACTCTATTAGAATTGGCTGACTTCACAGCACCTTTCTCAACAGGAACAACCAGTACTAACACTATTGATACTCCTACATCGAAAGGCGGTATTGATTACGTAAACGATGTATCTAACGACGGTGTCGTTGGACAATTGTACGGACTTAACGTTATTGTTAACTCCTACGTACCAAAAACCAGAGCTGGTATCTTTGACATGAGCGTCAAACCTGTCGCTTACGTCGAGAGAAGAGGTCTAACTGTAGAAGAAGCAAACCCCGGATTCGGAATTATGGGTTCATACATGTCTATGAGATATGGATTGAAAGTCATAAGGCCAGAAGCTGGTTGTATTGTAATTTCTGATTAGATAAGCAAACTTAGGATAATGGTATGGGCGGCACCATAGTAAAAGTCGCCCACTTTGAGGATAAGCCATGAAAGTATTTAAACCAACAAAACTTAACAAGAAAGCCACACAAGAAGGATATGGGCTAGGTAAAGTAACAACTGCCAAGGCTCGCATGTTAACATTAGATGATAGGCTACCCTCTAAACAATACATTAAAGCAAGAATTGAAGCAAATGTCGATGATAGTACTTTTGGCGCATCTTGGGATGGCGTTACAACTAAGGCACCTTCAATGAATGCAGTTTACGATTATATAGGTTCACTTTCATCCACATCCGATGTATGGGGTGTAAGTGCTTCCGCTTCAACAGCTAACATTAGAGCACGTAAGTCCGGAAATGTTGGACTTGGAGATGCAAGTAATTTAGGCTTTACAGATATTTCACATAAATTAACAATAGATGGAGACCTACGAATAGGAGCAGGTATATCTTCATCTAGCAACAGTAATAAAGATATATACCTAGACGATGGAGCTATACTGTACAAATATGCCGATGGTGGTAGTACAGCTATGCTTACGCTAAATAGCTCTACAGGGCATTTGGTGGGTCAAAATTTAGCTATTGGCTCAACAGCGCCTAATGTGCCTTTAGAGATTAATGTAGCCGAGAGTGATGCATTAACAACAGCTGATGGTACAGGTTTATTCCAGATTGGTAATGACAGTGGAGCCAATATAGGTATGAACTCTACTAAAATACAAGCTAGAAGTGGTGGCTCTGCTTCTAAACTTAACTTAAACGTAGGAGGTGGTGACATTGACATGGGTAGTAGCTCAAGTACAATCACTTCCAAAGGTAACTTTGCAGTAGAGGGTAACTTAACTGTTACTGGTACTGCAACTTCGATTTCTACAGAGACTGTTACAGTCTTTGATAATTTTATAGAATTAAATTCTAATTACTCAGGTACATCACCAACCGAAAGTGCAGGTATAGAAGTAAACCGTGGTGGTAGTACTGCAATAAATCCTGTACTAAGATGGAACGAAACTGATGATAAATGGCAATTGTCTGAAGCAGTAACAGGCAGCGCTAGTTATAAAGATATAATACACACAGGACAAACAGGTTCTGTAACTAACGCTATGCTTAATGGTAGTATAGCTAA